TGTCTTCTATCGTCTTTAAGTAACCTGTCAGATACTCCAAATATAGAAAATGTTTTATGATACGCTTCTTCATCTTTCAAAAAAGGTGAGCGCAGTTTCATTGTGACTGTACTACTTCCAGAAATATCAAGTCTTCCTAATATATTAGAAGAATCACTAACAGCCATTTCTACAAACAAACAATGTTGAAAAATGTTTTCGTATATTTTTATATTTGAAAAATACTCACGCAAATCAATAATTACATTACCCGCAAGAGTAATGTAAAGTTCATCTATTTCTATTGCTCCTGCGCTATCTGGAATTTCATTAGCCATTTAATTATTTCTTTATAAGTTGCTTAAATTGTCCTATAAACGTCTGGACATATTCTGGTTTTAAAAGTTTAATTTCTGATTTATCTTCATTTAGTCTAAGTTCATAATCGTAGTTACTCACAGAAATAATTTCACCTGAAGCTATTTTTGCTTCATCGTAATCTGTTTGTACTGTTCTATCTGCACTAAATGCATAATGATGTACCCCATAGACTTGATTGGCTCCATACTTATCCAAACACATAGCAATAAGATCATCGTGCCCTTTTGGCCATTCCTTATGTATATTTGTAATATTATTTGCTAGAATAACAATCCAATGATACTGAGCATTTTCATATAATCTATATGCGATATGTTCTGGTTTCTCACCATCTTGAACAGTATATGTATCAATATAAACGGCATTATCAAAAAATTTATTTACTGCAACTCTTCTAAAAATATCAGGATAATTAATAAGTTGTCCTTCAATTTCGATAGCCGCTATTGGAAATTGATTAAAAAACATTATCCATTTCCTCCTGATTAGTTGACATTTGAGTTATTATTTTCATTTTCATCTTTGGTATTATTTGCAGTTTCATCTTCTCCTTCGTTACCACCGGAACTAGCTGGCTCCAATCCTTCTGTTGGATCCCAATCATCAAAATGTTCTCTTGTGATAAGTGCTAGTTCTCTAAACTGCATTTCTATAGTTATCTCAGTTGGTGCACCGCCTGTATTTTGAAAAGTTGTTAATGCTCCACCTGCACCAAAATCAACTTTCATATTGACCAATGCACAGTCAGCAATTTTTGTTAACCACTTGTTCGTTGCACCTCTATACTGATATTCGATTTCGAAAGTAGAGGGGTACATAATAAAGAAATCGTCTGTTCTTTCTGGGTGCATATGTTTTCTAAATGTAGAAATGATTTCATATGTCGATGTAAGTTCTGCTTGATTTCTCGGAATAAATTTAAATGTGTATGCAAATGATCTAAAGTTCATTCCTTTAAATAACTGCTGTTTAAATGGATTTGGTATCTTACCGGTTTGTAATTCAATTGCATCTTGAAGTCTAAAATTAAACCCCGCGGCTTGAGTGACATTGGTCATACCAGTAATAAGTCTTATAGCACGTTCTCTAGCCGCTGGCGATCCGTTCGGGTCTCCCATACTTTTTAGTTGATCTACTAGAGAAGATCCTGAATTTGCTAACGCACCCGCTAATCCAAATTCTACATCTGTCCAACCAGCACCGTATTCTTCTTGTGGAGATTGCGGTGTATATAACTTAATTATCTTTTCTGTTCTTACTACTTTATTAACTGAGCCCGCATACTTAGCAACTTTTTCTGTAAGTTCACCAACTTTGTCCTCAACAGATTCAAGAATATCACTTACTCCATCGTCTTTGCCTATACCAAACATACCAAAATTTTTAGCTATAAATCCCGCAATACCGACACCAGCGGCTGCGGCAGGATTAGCAAGTGCAGTACCAATGGCAGCGCCACCTACTCCTATACTACCAATCTTTCCTATAAAGCCGTTTTCAATTGCAATATTGTCAACTCCTTTAGAAGCCTCTTTTGCTGTTCCAGCTCCTAAAGATCCATTTCCACCATTAAAAGCCTTTGAATTTTCTCTAGCAAGAATACTGAATATAACAGAATGTACATACATAGGATCTTCTATGTTATCCGTCTGATCAATCTCATGTGGATATGAAATAATCAATCTCTCTTGGTTACTTGGTGTTGTTGTCTTTGCCATTTAAATCATTTCCCTGCTGTCTCTGTACACCTTTTGTCTAGATGCCTTGTTGAAGTCTTCTACTGGCAAGAATATTGCGGCTTTCCAGTCCTGTGGATTAATCTTCAAAAATCTAGATTGCATCTGTGTAGTCAAATATCTTTTTACACAGGGTTTAACTTCGGGAAATCTAGAAGCATTTTTTAACATATCCCAATTATAACCCATCTGAGAATCGCTAGATAAAGTTTTGCTATCAGCAGTGTCTAACAACTTTCCTAATAATTGAGCCCTAAGTCCATATGGAAGATAGTGTAAATTCATACCATAAAATCCACCAGGAGATGGTTCTATAGGTAAACATAGTGGGAAACTATCCCAGTATGGTAACGTATCTTTATGTTTAGCATCATACTTGAACATATACATACTTCCCATTTCTAATTTCTGTGTAAGTTCTCCTATACCAGAATTTAGAGTAGATGATGCAGATGTAATACTTTTTGATACTTCACGGACCTGTCTCATATACCAGTCGAAACTTTTCTTCTGATCGTTTGAATTGGCTCGTATCTGTTCAAATGGATTAGGCATATATAGTATTTATACTCGTTAAAAGTTATTATGGGTCAATATTTTATTCCTAGTTCTTTTTCAGTTATAATCTTAAACTCCCAATTTCTATCGGCACAAAACTCTCTAGCAGATTTCCATTTCGCTTGATTTACAGCATACTGTGCTACTTCATTAAGAAACCTTTTTGTTTTTCTTTTTGGTATAGAAGGTTCTCTAGTAAATCTTTCTGGCTTTACTTCTATCAGATATGTCCTATTTCGTATCTTGATGCAAAAATCTATATAGTAACGATGTATTCTTTTGTCTAATGGAGATCGATATGGTATGACAACCTCTTCAGAAGACCACTCAGATACATCATCATTCATATCACACCAGTTCATGAATTTTACTTCATAACCAGATCGATAGACGATATTCTTCACATTACCCGAATATTTATTGGGGTTTTTAGGAATAAACTTGCCTTGATGTAATTCTTTATTATAAGTCATATAAATAGTTTTTGTTAATGAACATACTAAAAGGTATTTATCAACCATGACAACAGACACATCAAAAAATGAAGCGAAAACGGCAGATGCAAATTCTCCTGAACCAGCAAAAGTTGAAAAGAGAAAACCTAAACCCGTATTTGATCTTCGGGATATGGTTACAAAGGTTAGGCGAAATGATTTAGCCCGAGCGAATAGGTTTGCTGTATATATTCAAGCCCCATCGGGTCTTTCTGGAAGTAGAGATGTTTCTCTCTTATGTGAAGAAGCCGCAATTCCAGGACTACAATTAGTATACACTCCAGTAAAGATTGGATCTTGGACAGAGAATCGCGTAAGTAATCTAGAATTTTATGGTGATACAGCGTCTTTTACATTCTTCTGTGATACTGATTGGGAAGTCAGAGAGTACTTTGAAAAGTGGATGATGAATAGTGTAAACCCATATTCTAAAGAAGTTTCATTTTATAATGACATGATAGGTGAAGTAACTGTCTATGCACTTGACAGAATTAATGGCATCATAGGCGAATGGTGCTTGAAAGAGGCTTTCCCTAGAGTTATATCGCTTACACCAGTATCGCATTCTGGTGGTGAAGGTGCGGCTCGATGTACGGTAACATTCTCATATAAGAGATGGGTACCATATGAGAAGGGTGATAGAAGAAGTATTCTTGGACAAATACTAAACTTACGTTTTGGTAGTCTTGAGAGTCAAATAAAAAACAGTTTATCGAATGCGTTTGATGATATATTAGATATTTAATAATTAGGAGTTATAATGAGCATACCCCAAAGTGACCAGCGACTTTTTGAAATTGACGTACTGTCCCGAAGAAAGTCGTATAAGTTCAGACCTTTTCTAGTAAAGGAAGAAAAAATACTAGTAATGGCAACACAGTCAGATGATCAACTTGATCTTGTGAAAGCAATTCAACAAGTAATTACGAATTGTTCTTTTGGAGAAATTCAAGGTGATGAAATACCAATCTTTGATCTACAGAAAATTTTTATGGAGCTTAGATCACAATCAATCTCACCAAAGTTTGAAGTAAACTTTGTATGTGGACATTGTAATGAGACTCAGCCAGAAGAAATTGATATGAGAAATTTTGATATTCAAGAGAAAGAAGATCATATCAATCCTATACAAGTTAATGATTCTACAGCAGTAGTTATGGGATATCCAACAGCAGAAGTTCTAATGGAAATTGGAAAAGCAGAACAAGAAATGGATATCTATCATGCGTCTGCTAGTTGTATTGAAGAAATTCATACTAAAGATGATGTTCTAATGGCTTCAGATTTGTCCATAGAAGACAGAGTAGAGTTTATTGAAAATTTGTCTCTTGAAGAGTTTGGCGCATTCAAACAGTTCTTTTCTACTATGCCAGTTCTTGAAAAAGAAATTGAATTTACTTGTAAGAACAAAGAGTGTGAAAAGACCAGTACGTTTTATATGAATGGCTATTTGGATTTTTTCGTCTAGCCCTCTCACATGAAACTATGGAGAATTTCTTCAAAACTAACTTTCTATTAATGCAAGAGCATAAATACAGTTTAACAGAGATCGAAAGTTGGGTTCCATGGGAGAGGGAAGTATATGTAAGTATGCTAATCGATCATCTAAAAAAGAAAGCGGATAAACAAAGGAAACAATAATGCTACCACAAGTACTATCTAAACTAGCAACACCAGTATTAAGAGGTGCAGGTGCGCTTGCAAGAGGTGTGGGTGGTGTAGCTAAAACAGGCGCCACATTTGGTGCAGGTATGTTAGCTGGAAGAGGTAGCAATACTACTAACAACGTAATTCCTTTCAATTCTATGGCTAGAGCAAACCTAGCATCGAACAATCCCGGTGCAGTTGGAAACGTAACAGCAAGTCCAGAAATTGCCAGTAACAATGGAAGAAATACTAGTGTAAATGCAAATGTATTAGAATCATCTAATGATTCACTACAAGACATTGAAAATGTTTTGATAGACATCAAAGAAGAACTAAAAGATATTAATAAAAATACAGAAGTAAAAGAAACCTTTACAACTAAAGAAAAAACAGAAGAAGAAATAAAAGCAGGATTTTCTATGCCTGCAATACCACAAAAAGCAAAGAACGTAGGTAAAGGTGCTCTTGGTGGTTTGGCAGGGCTGGCTGCATTAAATATGTTGACGGGATCCAATGAAGCAACTGCTGGTGAAGTTAATGCAACACCACAACAACCAGCAGACTTTGATCTACTAGATTCAACTAAAGCA